TGTCATTTTTAGAACTACCATATTAGGTTTACCAAACCAAGATTTTAATTCCGCTTCGTCAAATACACTATAAGCGTTGGCATATTTCAAAAATTCGTCTATACCAGCAAAATCTTTGTTTTTTTTAATTTCTTCAACTACGCAAACAGAAGATACGACACTTCTATATTTTGCAGACCCTTGTTTATCACTGGTGCGATAAATTAAAAGGATGTCGCCTCTTCTAAGCTGCTCAAGCCCACTCATACTGGATAGGTATATCTTATGAATGCTATTGGTATGAGTTACATCCTTAACAAGCTCGTCTTTATTTCTTGTCTCAGTGTTCAAAATGGAATCCGGGAAAAGCGGCGTATGATATTCCGGTTTAATGGCCAAAATGAACTTACGACACCCATTTGTATGGATAAACGGATAGTCCAACAACAAGTCACCATTAAAGTTATTCATAGACTTAACATAAACCAATTCCGGGTCTTCGCCTTCTCCTTTCGTGCCATATTCCACAAACCCATATCGCTGAAGCAACCTGATAAGAGGCGCATGTTTTTTATAAATTGTCACGTATATTTCTTCAGCTTGAATAAATAAAGCCGACTGCACAATCTTTTTAATGAAATGTTCTCCCAATTTGGTGTTATGCGCCTCTATTTTAAATGTTCCCACCTTCAACCTATTAGCTGCAGGCATAGGAGGATTTATATCATTCAGTTCCTCTGTTTCTTGCTTCATGTACAGAAAAGCCTGAAGCATACCTGCTTCATCTTTCTGAATAAAAGCTTTAGCACCCGCTTGGGATTTCCTGCCATACCATTCGGGGAAATTGGGGTAGTCCTGTTTCAATGAGTCGAAAAAAGGATCGGACAGATTTATATCATTAAATCGATGTTGTTTCATAGTTCTATATGGCGAATCCCTTTTCAATGCGCGCCCACCGTTGTTATCATACGGAATCCGGCTTTACGGATTACACACTGAAAAGGGAATCATCTTTTTATAACATATTGGGCAACGGCAAAGATAGGCATTTATTTTATCATTCAGCTATTGCCCACAGAACAATTATTTATTCTGCCAATGAAACATAACCGTAACGCATGAGGGAGTCCAAAAAGGATTCCGGGGTATCGGTGGCCACAGACACGCCATGCAGCTCGGCAAAACGGCCGGCAAAATTGGACATATATTCTGCATCGGAACAATCGGAATCGAAACGGCTGCTTTCGCGCAAACGGGTTACAAACTGGGAAGCAGAGGTGGCGGTTATCTTACCGCCATCCTGCAAAAAGTAGTTGACTGTTTTCATTATCTGCTTAATTTTTTAGTTCTTAATTTGAAATATGTTTTTTGGTCATCGTCTAAGAAAGGCAGGTTTTGCAATGCCGTGCCTGAAGCAACCTTGGCGTGTTGGGCAAAGGTAATCATTCGGTTGAGAAAAAGTATCCAGTTCTTCATTTTTGTGAAGTTGGTGGAGCCTCCATGCTGGCGGAACTCTACGGTGCGGTGGCGTGCGTAGGCTTCGAGATTCACCTTATGGTACCTGTCGCGTCCAAACGCTCTGCGAAGTCCGTCAATTGTCCCGGCGTCAAGTATGCTGCTATCCGAAATACGGCTCAGGCTTTTGCTATAACGATTATTACGGCGGCTTCCCGGCATAAAAGCATTGATTACGTTTTCTATATTTTTATAGGTAAATGCAAGGTTTTTCCAAGTAGCCATTGTGAAATCGGCCGCATCCATGTGAACGTGGAGTCCGCAGCTATCGTTGACCTTTGCATCGCAAAAATCGAGCACCCAGCATACTTTTTCCAGTTCTGCCAGTCCGCTTTCCCCTTCCAAAACAGGGCTTACCAGTTCAAAGGTGTCGTTTCCTGTAAGGCTGGCGTCAGTAACCAATTTCCAATGGTTGCGGGTGGTATGGTTGTATCCTTCCACCGCCACATTGATTCCGGCCTCTCTCAGCTCGGCGGCCAGGCGTTCGCGTGTGCAATTGTAAGCTTCGATTTCGATTCCGAACCGGCGGGTGAAAGTGTAATCAATCTGCGGCATTTCATTGTTTTCCCGGAGGGAGGAAAAAGCTGCCGTATCAAGCATCTTCTTATATACATTCTGTACGAATCCGTAATTTCCGTTTGTCACCAAGTCGGCTACCTGACGGCGGGTCAAGCCCAACCGGAGGAGTTGTTGTATCTTCGAGGTCTTTGTAACGTTCTGTGCTAAAATGCTTGTAACTTGTTCATTCATAATGTTCTATCCTTTATTATTGTACTGCTAAGGTAACACTATAAACTTGAACAAAGTAGTTATTACTCCTTTATTATCAGCAAGTTAGCTTTGTTTAGCTAAAGCTAAAATTTGATGATACGCAAGCGCTTCAGCAAGAGAAACAAGGCGAATACAAGCACCAGGACAATATACGGCTCGAAGCCTGAATACCACGGAAGAGGAGTTTTTTCAGAAACGTTGTTTTCGGAATGAATGCTCTTGTTCCGGAGGTGAGCGGAATCGGCCACATGGGTGGTACTTGCATCCGTTTCCTGTTGCCGGGCATGAGTATCGGATCCGGAAGAGATGACGGTCTGCGATTTTTTAGACTGCCGACCGGTACTATCGGGAGCGTTGTACTCGATGATTGTAACGGTAGTGGAATCGCGACGCTGAAGGCTGACGGATTTGTTCCCCGAATGAAAATGGGTCAGCCGGGAGGTTATCCATTCATCCAGCTGAACATCCGTCAGGGAGACCTCCTGGCGCGAGCTTCGACAGCCAGCGCACAGGAGCAAAACAATTATTATGAACACAAGTGCTTTCATTTCTTCAATATTTTAAGAATAGATGTCACATGGATGGCCACAATGGTGCGACGGCCTTCGGGGGAAAGAAGGAAACGGCAGTCGTCCTCTTCGTCCATAAAAAGGTTCTCGGTAAGCAACGCAGGACATTTGGTGTCACGCAGGATGGCAAAGTTGCTGTCCCAATCCGGATCCCCATCCGTCCAGTCGCCACGCATTCTCGATTTGGTATCCAGCAGCTCTTTGGCTGTATTCCAAAAGACGGTGGCATATTCATCACTTTTACTTTGGCCGAGATAGGTGTGTACTTCCCAACCACGCGCCTTGCCGTTGCAAGCATTGCAGTGTATGGATACCAGCAGGCAGTTCTGCGGTCCTACCTCCCTGCAGATTTCATTCACACGGCGGCAACGCTCGCTAAGAGGGACATCGAGATCCTCACGCACGATGCGCTCGGCATCAACTCCTGCCTTGCGCAAGAGATGATCGACAGCCATTGCTATTTCGCGAGTATATTGCCACTCAAAAAGCCGGGTACCATCCGGCCATAAAGGAGAACGCTTGCCGGGCGTGTTTTCTCCATGGCCATTGTCAATTAGAATTTTCATTTTTTTCCTCTTTCTTTTTTAATAGTTTGTCTTCCAATTTACCTTCCAAATACCTGAATTTGCCCGTTACATACACCGAAACACCAAACACAGAACCTGCATAGAGGATACACTGGGCAAACATCCATAGAACCGAATCGTGAATTTCGCCCGTAGGGACGACGATGAATCCGGCAATGGCCAGCCCGCCTCCTAAAACGAGCATTCCTAACGCGCTGCCATACTGAATATTTTCTTTCGTTTCCTTTTTCATCTTTTTTTGTTTTAAAAATACAGCATAGGAATCAGCGGTCAAAGGACTTTATCATGTCCTTGATAGCAAATAAATCGGCCCCTTCGGAATCAAACCTCATGCTCCAACCTATGCTGGCAAGTTCAGGAGCGACAAAGGGAATAATGTCGTGGGTGTCCGACAGTTTTTTCAGCCAAGGAGCATTTATCCTGCCCGAATCATAAATCATACGCGCACGAAGAATATTGATAAGGTGCAAGGTCTGTTCTGAAATAATCGCTTCCTCGACCAAGTCGCTCGACGACGGAACCTTCATGGCCACGGTTATTGCAAGTTTCTGCATATCCTGAATGGAGTTGCGCTGATCGCGGACCGATGAGAACTCGCCAAAATCGACGAAAAGGAATGTGCCCGAGATGGAATCGATGCGCTTCTTCACACCATCGAATGACTGACCGAAAACGTAATGGGCTATATCCGAGATTAAGCTATGAACTTTGCTGCCTTCTATGCTGCCTTTCAGGACTGCATATTCCGACATAGAACTTTCACCGTTATTGAAGATGGTCAGCACTCCTTCTTGCGAAGGGAACTTAGCGAAATATTTAAAAAGGTCGAGTATCATATTATTTGCTTTATGAGGGTGATGGGTAATCCTGTTTCTTTCTCAATATCGGTCAGGCTCATATCGTGAGTGTGCATGGAGCGGACAGACTCGATGATCTTCTTACGAAGAATAGTGAGGTATTGAATGACATTCATCTGTTCCACCTCGGAAGCACTGCCATATCCGTCCGAACTCAGATTGTATAGCGATTCCAATGCACCCGTGCTTATCAGTTTCTTTTCTTCCAACCGGCTAGCGGTCAACAGGCTGAATTCGGTCTTGGAAAACAGAAAATTATTGAAAGCACGGAAATTGAGCATGATGCCGTACAAAACCTCTTCAGGTAGGTTCCGGAACTCAGTAGCACGCTGATGGGCGAGTGAGGAACTGTATTTCGCATTCGGATCGGAGTATAAAATAGACGCAAGGAGTGGCAGAGAGTCCGCTTTGCCCAGTAAGTTCCGGGCTTCGATATACTGTAAGGCAGTAAGAGAGCATGACAAAACGCCAAAGGATGTATTGACAGTATAGCCTTTCAGAATGACATCCTTTTTAAAACGCTTCTTCAATTGAACGAAAGGTATCAATTGAGCACACCAACAATCATCAATGCAATACCGATAATCCAACCGACGCAAGTATTGGGCCATAGTGTTTCCCAAGACCTTTGCAGGATTCTTCTTTTTAAATATGCGCCTGGCCTTTTCATCAAGTTCCGCAAGCGCAGCATCATTGTCCGGATAAGCTATACTAAGAATAAAATCGACCTGTTCTGCAAGCATGGCGACATTAGCCAAAGCTGATTCGCCTTTGATGCGTCCAGGAACCCATCCCATGGCATTACACACAAAGTTTACCTTTAGCATGGCCGGAGACAGTTTGCCTTGAGACATGAGGAGGATGTCCGCTACCAGTTTGGTATAAAGATTCGGCGGCAGGCACTCCCAAGCGTTAGGTATGGAATATGTATTTCCCTTACAGGATATTTTAATTGATTTCATGGCATTAGGATTATTTTATCATCGGGTTCATTGAAAGAAGTCTGTGTACAGATGTCTATACTCTGCTCGTTTATAAACAAATCAATAGACTTTAGAGCTTCGGAAGCTTCGTCCCGGAGTTGATTCGAGATGTCAAGTAGCCGCTGCTGCTCCTGAGTACCATAACGCATGGCTTTCGAATCGGAAAACAAATCGCGAATAGTCACCGGAAAATCAATGATATCGAATCTCCATAAGGCAACTGAAATGGTCCATTTAGCAAGAATGCGCTTCAGCTTTTCTTTAATTTCTTGTTCAATTTCCCATTCAAAGTAAGTCCTCAGATAGTCATCATACACTTCCTTCTGCAAGGGAATGCAACGGAAAAAGAACAGATAAGAAGAATCAATCGGGTACAAGGTATCAAACTCTTCTGTAGTCTTAATGGGTAACGAATTGAGCAATTTACAATATTGAGTAGAACTCCAGTCATCGCGGTTCTCACTATTCAGCTCCTGTATGAGTGAATCCATCGAATTGTAGTAGTTCTCCATATAATTACGTTGCATGGCCTCTTGCTCGTATTTATAAACATCAATGTTGGCCTTGCGGTTTTTGATAGCATCAAACGGTACCTGCTTATAGGCAACGTAATTGGCAACAGCAGATTTCAAGCTATCCACCGGCTCTTTTCCTTCTTTAACGACACGATTATAAACATCTAAAGATATGATGTTTACAATTCGCTTCTTTGCGGATAAAGCAGACGAGCTTAACTCATCAAAGGAAACGTTACTTTCAATGCCTGGCACATACCTGCGAAAGGTACTCATGTTAAGGAATAATTCTTCAAGTATCATGACTGTTGCTTATTTAAACGTTCTTTGGGTGAAACTTCTTCTTGTCTGGAAGGTACCTCACGATAGAAACCGATGCGATATCCTTCTTTATACAGTTCCGGAAAATTTATCTGAATGGCTTGGTTAAAGGGTTCAGAGCATACTTCATCGTCCGGAGTTAACGACATCAGATAAATCAAATAGTTATAATACACATCCGCTCCCGACTTGGAAATAACTCCATCCTTGCTGACCGATGAAATAGACGGATCCAGTCCAACAGCCGACAACAGAGCTTCATCTGCACGCTTGTCATAATCAATCAATGCTTCGATGTACTCTTTGTACTTCATATCGATTGTTTCAAATCGCCATCTTTCTTCCTCGGAATTACCGGTCTTGAACGATATTGTTGCATAGGCCTTTCCTTGATTATCCGCACCAGTAAGCATCCTAGAGATTGTTCTAAGTTCCTGCTGGGTGTATTTGATGATCAAGGTTTCACTATATTCCGTGCCAATGTCTATCCCGTTATATTTTAAAAGTTCCAAGTTCTTGGCTGCACGTTTCTTGTTTTCATCACACAGATTCCTAATTTGCTGCTTCTTTGATTCAATCCAAGCATTAGGAATGATTATATGAATTTTAGCGGCCAATGAATTTTTGAGAAATGAGTTGATATATCCGGCTGTATCATTAGATCCTTTAATGTACGGCCGACTTCCTTCATGAGTCTCATTGACTCCATAATATTCACCGACGGACTTTTCCCTATGATGGGATACGGCTGCATATTTATAATTCCGGATATCCTTTGTGCGGAACTTGGGATAAAAAAGATAGCTGGAAGTGCCATAGTTCCATCGGCCAACAGCTATATGAGAAAAGTCTTTGTAGTTGACCATGGTGGTAATAACATCCTTTTTACGAGTGGCCAACCTGCAATGTTTGTTTTCCATGGCTTCAAGTCCAACGATAGGGATACTTCGGTTGATAGAATTGCCAAGGCTCATCCGCCATTTAACAAAAAAGTCCCGATAATAATAGTAATTGGTTATGTTTATCTTTGCCACCTCCTTATAGCTGTTCTCCAGACCAGCATCAACCCATGACTCCAGCCAATTCTGAATTTCCGGACATACGACCCACTCTTTCACGAATTTCCCTCCTTTCATAACAGGCTTATATATAGCCGGACCTGAACCATATAACATTTTAACCTGTTTGCGGATAAGCTGCGGCATCAAGCGGTTGTTCTTAATGTCATGCTCTATCTCTTCGCACTTCATATTGTGAGCTCCCCGACTGGCTATATTAAAGCCATCAACACACTGCCATTGCAAATCTGGTATAGAACTATACGACATGGAGAAGCTTCCATGTTCTTCCATGGCAAAGGATGGAGCATCTCCCATCTGGAAAGAAATAATATTTCCATCCTCGATGTAGCATCCCATATTACCCATCAAACTGAAATCATTCATTGTAACCAATCTATTTTATGCAGTTTATAATTATCATTCGGGAAACCAATGTATCTTACCAATATCCTATAACACATCTTCGGTTCCCCGTCTTTATCAGTAAAGAGAAACAGGTTATCACCATCGATAGTAAACTTATCATCCGGCATCTGTGTACGGAACCTGCATCCTTCTCTAACTTCCAGCTTATCACTTACCATGTCCTTATTCCTAGAATAGCGGAAGAAGGCTATGGTAAAGCAACCATCCGGAAGCTTGGATATCTCCTTAGCCCATTGCATAGCCTGTATGCCTGTCAATGTATCTGTAAGTCTTTCCATACACGAAAATAATTTCTTAAGAAGAATTGATAAAGGACTTTTCCACGTGTTCATTGCCGCCTGTCATATTTCCCATGCCCATGGATATGGTGCACTTAATACCGGATTATCAGCGGGGCGTGTAGAAGAGAGCCAAACAAAAAGTTTTTTTTCAAATTTCTGAATTGTCATTGTATTGGTTCTCAAAAAGTTGCTATAACAAACCATGTCAAACACATATATTTATATCCGTAAAAGACTGAATTATTTTCAAAAAACAGCTATTTATAAGGCAAAGTTATCGGGTAAATTATCCGGGATAGAGGATAATTCATTTAAAACCCTATTCCCATAACGACCAAACAACAGGTAAATAAGCGCGCTGGGTATTTGGGTAGTCGTTGCCGCCTGGTTCTTGAGAGGCACAGTCTTTTCCGAAGTTTTATCCAGTTCGATACGTCCGTCCGTTTTCTTCAAAGGTGATAAAGGGATAGCAGATACTAGATTCTTACACTCATTCTCATCTATCAAACAACGGGGCAATAGCCGGCTACGCTCACCAAACATAAGCAACAGTAACTTGAACTGTTGCCAATAATAAATAGTGGATTGTCCTTCATTCATCAGGTCCACACTAAAGCCATAACTTTCAAGTTCACGTTTGAGAATCCGCGCATCGGTCGTTATCTTCTCCAAGTCTTCCCTTTTTTTGTTTGCGGCACGGTCATGATACAATATTATATGCTTATTTACAGCATCGTTGCCAAAATACTCATAGAACTGCCTAGCTAATTCCGGCTGCTCTTCCGGATAACAGGTATAGAATTCCTTCAGCACTCTAAGTTCCCGACCGTAGTTCCGTTCCTGGGCACAAACAATACTGGAGAAATGCCCCGGGTCATAACCAACCAATATCTCATCATGCTTATTGTAATACTTGAGATAGTGGGCTGTCAATATAAAATGCTCCTTTAAATCCAATTTAAGGATGGAATTATAGATATATCCATCCGAGAACTGGTGCTTATGTTTGTCGTAATTGGCAAAGAACTTATTGACGACTTCTTTGTGGCGCACTGCACAAATGGAGGTCAAGAATTCATCTATATCAAGCGAGTCAAGCTGGGTTTTAAAGAACTTGGGGCCTAGAATATCCTTATTGCAAAAACTGGAAGCACGGACATAGAAAGTAGCATTCCGGCGCATATCTGCCAGGCGCGGCTTCCATAGTTCGATAGCATGGTTCAATCGTTGAATATCCAAGCGGATCTTCTCAATCGTTACAGGGTTCGTCGTATTACGCTGCTCGTGCATGGCCTTGTATAATTTGAACATGGAAGCATTGTAATACAAAGACACATTGGCGATCTCGTCTATCAGTTCTTGATTTACATTTTTCTCGTATTCCTCAAACCAATTGTCTTCGTCCAAATCCAAACGAGCGGTATCGGATACACCCGTAATCCCCTGATAATATTGCGACATACGGATGCTTGCTGAAGCTCCGCGCAAAGAGGGGAAAAGACGTGTCTTTAGTTTCTCCCCTTTATTGTGCTTCATCTCTTCGATAAACGCATGGACTCCGCTTCGACCGGCGACAGACTCTGGCTGGTCGGAACTGACGAGCTGCAAGTGGTGCCCATTGCGGAACAGGATGCTATGTTTGGGATAAGCAATAGGATAACGGGGCTGTTTGAAATGGGATGGAATTTTGGATTCCCCGACAATGTAATCTATGCCATACTCAAGCATGGGACGCACCTGTCCGTTCACCATGACAGGTCGTGAGAAATACGCCTGTATATTGGGCCACACATTGGTGAGCAAGGCAATGTAAGTCTTGTGTACCAGGAAAGATAGCTCTCCAGGCATATCATTGGCCACACGGATAATACGCGGTCCCATTACACCTTCAGTCTTTCCACCAGCACGGGCCACTTCAATGATAAGCACGTTGCAATCGACTATATTAACTGCCAGCTGCATTTTATTCATGTAGTAGCGTTCAAATGCTTCAGAAGCATCAAAAGCGGTTGTTTCCAAATCCGAGTTCGTTTTCATACCCATTATTCCTCTTCCATTTCTTCACATTCTATATCTTGAATATCAGCATCGCGCAGCAAGCGTTTCTTTTCGCCCATCTCTACCGGCAGGCTGTCAATCAGTTTGATATAGAAACCTTCATTGTGTTTTTTAGCAATCGCCTTGAGGGACTTGTTGCTGAATCCCATCTCCTCCGGAGTAATGTCTGGGGTGATAAGGAATACAATGCCCAAATCACGGTCGGCATTGGCTATTTCGCTGGCTCTGCGGCGACATTCCAACGCCGCCGCGTAACAATCCTTCTGGGTCTTGTAGTCGCGCCGTATGGCCGCCATTTTAGCCAAGTCCTCGTATTTGTCGGCAAAATTTGACTCCCATACCTTGATGCTCACGTTATTGTCGATACTGAAGTAGTTGATGGCCGCATAAATGCGTGCCTTGCACGTACGTTCCTCCAGATTGATGTGCTGCTGTGCATTGATACGCACACGCAGCTGCTTGGCTGCACGGGTGATATTGCGTTCATATTCGTATATCTCGGCAGCCCATTGCAGTTGCTTGAGGAACTTCTGCACATCTTCCGGTATTCCATCGCATTTTCCTGTTGTCAGGAAAGCGGATATCAAATCAGGATGTATCTTATCTAATGAATCAAGGTATGACATAGCATTGTTTTTTATACTCCAAATAATTCTTTTCGCAGATCCAGTTCCGCACGTTCATTCTTCCTTTCGGCCAGCACGCTAATGGCTTCCACATCGCCGGCTTCGGCTTTCTTTGCCAATTCCGCATCAATATTGTATTCGCCTATGGCCCGGCCGTTGGCGTAAGCTTCGAAGTAAGTGTCTCCCGGGATGGACAAACGTATCTTGAGGGCCGTTTTCTGCTGCTTGGTCAATGGAAGCAGGTTACAGATGCGGGCAACAGAATAACCGAGTGCGCCAAAACTGCGCACTTGGTTTATGAATTCGTCACCCACAAGCAAGATTTTGTCCACATCCGCAACGGTAATCTTGTCCTTCATCTTATCCATCTATTTTCAATATAATCAATATGCTTGTAAATCTGATATACAACTTGAGGAACCATAGCATTCCCATAGGCTTTTATGGCTTCCGTTCTCCATCTGTTGAAAACAGTTCCTCTTGTGCGGCTGATTCCTTTAAAAACGGCATCAATATCCAATAAGTTGGAAAGCCCATCATCTCTTCCACAAAGAGGGGATTGAGTTGGGAAGTCTTTCCACTTCCACACATTGCATGAATCTCGTTCTGAAGTCCCACATATTGAAATGTCTCCTGTGTCCGGGTAGTTCCTCCCTTCCAATCCGACGCTGTCGGGGTATTTAGTAAAAGAAACATCCTTGCAAGTCCGACACTCCCTCTCTGACCATTCCGGTTGATTTTCCTGAATTTTCCCGTCGCTGTCAAGATAAACTTGTCCTCCTTCCCAATCACAGCTCCAATTGAACTGTCGGCTACCTGCGGAGTAGGTAGAAACATCTTCCTTACAAATTCCGTGATTCCTTGCTGGCTGCTGTTTGGCCCTCTCGTTTTGAAATCTGAAGCTGTTATGGTGGGCAATAAACCAAACCCTGTCTCTTCGATGGGGCGCACCGACGGCACAAGCTGGTATAATAACCGGTTGGACGGAATATCCTTCACGCTCAAGGTCTCCACAGATTGTGTCAATAACGAACTGTTGTTCGAGCAGAATTTCCTTGTCACCCTTTTGGCACGAAGTTTCTTTGTCTTCCAAGTCAATTTCCTTGCCGGGCTGTACCATAGAGGTAATTCCACCAACATTTTCACCAATAACCCAACGGGGGTTAACTTCTCGGATGACACGAATAAATTCCGGCCAGAGATAGCGGTCATCTTCCGTTCCTTTTCTTCTTCCTGCAACGGAGAAAGGCTGACATGGGAATCCTCCGGAGAGGACATCAATTTTTCCTTCCCATCTTTTAAAACTCGTTTTTGTAATGTCTTCATAACTAATAGAATTATTAAACCAATATTCAATTACCTGCCTACAGAATGGGTTGATTTCACAATGAAAGACATTTTCCCATCCTAACCAAGAGGCCGCCAACTCAGGTGCGCCTATCCCGCTGAAAAGTGTAGCGTGTTTCATTGTTCTTCCTTTCTTTCTTGATTAGACATTACAGATAAGGTGTCTTCTTCGGTCAGTAATCTACCATTACGAATGAGACGGATGGGCTGTTCAGGGAACATCGCCCGAAAACGACTCACAGTTCCAGTAGCATAACGCGGGTCGATCTCCATTGCATGACAAATGCGATCAGTTTGCTGACAAGCCATAAGAGTAGATCCGGATCCGGAAAAGAAGTCGGCCACAATCTGTCCCGGAGCAGATGAATTGCTAATGGGATATGCCATCAAAGCAATGGGCTTCATAGTGGGATGAAGCGCGTTGCGCTGGGGCTTGTCAAATTCCCAAACAGTGGTTTGCTTGCGATCTGAATTCCAAAAGTGGGCTGCACCCGGTTTCCACCCATAGAGGCATGGTTCATGTTGCCATTGATAATCCTGTCGTCCCATTACCATCGAGTTTTTTACCCAAATACAACACTGTGCAATTTTAAATCCAGACTTCCGAAGGGATGCGCGAAAATTTTCCCCCTCAGAGTCTGCATGGAAAACGTAATAGGAGCCACCAGGCTTCAGGATGGTGAACATGAGCCCGAATACTTGTCGAAGGAATGTGGCAAACAAATCATTCTCCATCGAATCATTTTGAATAGTCAGTTCGTCTTCTGTCCCTCCCTGATAAGCTACATTATAGGGTGGGTCCGTCACTATCAAATCTGCCATCTGCCCGTTCATCAGCGCAGATATATCCTTAATGGAACGGCAATCGCCGCACATCAGGCGATTATGTCCGAGAAGCCAAACATCGCCCGACAATACAAAGATTTTCCCTTTACCTTCTTCATCCGGCACCACAAAATCCACCGGGTCTTCCTGAATTCCCTGAGAGTCGGCTTCAGAAGAAAACAATGGCGTTGATACAGCAAAATCAACGGTCTTCACCTCATATCCCAAGTTGAACCGTTCCATGGTATCTGCATCTATATGGTATTTTTTAAAAAGGATGGTATCCGGATTTTTTGCGGCAAACTCGGAGTTATATGCCGCAATCTCTTCTACCGCCTCTTTTTTATCCGCTGCGTAGATAGGCTCATAAGGGATTTCGGGAATAGTGAAACCACTTTTGCGCAACGCCAATAATGCCTTGCGACGTTGATGGGCATCAATTATCCACAGTTTTCCATCAGAATCTTTCCAAGCCTTGAATGCATACTTGAAACCACGTGTGATGATAAGCATCTGAAGCTTCGACAATTTATCAGGATCGGACACTTTAAAGTCTTCCTGAAGTTCCAAGAATGTATCCAGCGGGGCAGTCGGTAGACCACCCAAATTAAATACATCTATTACTTTTTCCATGTTCTTACTCTTGTTTTTCTAAAAGTGATTTGAAAATTTCAGCCTTGCTACGATACCGGAGCAAGTGTTCTTTATCCTGTGCGCGACGCGAGTGGCGATCGGCACGTTTTAGGTAGGATTCGTATCTGCGAATACTGTCTGTACAGTTCTTGTACCGGTGAAGGAACTCAGCCGGATTCTTACGCATCAGTTCTTCCAGCTGCGCCCGTTCGGACTGATGGACGATGAGCGGATGCTTATACAGAAAGTTCCCTGTGTCGTTGAACGATTGCAGCTCGGCGAACGCCTGTAAGTTCCTGATACGAAGTTCGGCCATATCCCTGACTGCACTTTTGGTAGGATTCTTATCCAGTTGTTCATCGAGCTGCTTCATTTTTCGATAGGTGGCCACACGCTCGTTATAAAGGATAACGGCCATTTGGACACCTTTGTCAAAAAGGTTATTCCAATCTATTTTGGGGTATTCTTCGTGTTTTTGGACTTTCGGGGAGCGGTATTTTTCTTTTTCACCGGTTTCTTCGGTTTTTTTTTCTCGGTTTCGAGCGCTTCTTCAGCCTGCTCCCTCGCTTCCTGCTCTGACTCCAGTTCTTCTTTAAGGGATTCGTTTTCGTCTTGCAAAGCTTCCTTTTCTTCTTCGGTCTGATCGGCACGGGCAACAGCTTCCTGAAGCTGTTCCTCCATGTTCTTCAGTTCTTCGGATTCAGAAGAAGGGTCGTCTGTATCTGGAGACAGAGTTTCTTCACCGGAATCAGTACCGGATTCATGAGAAGGTTCGTCTGTATCTAGAGACGGGGTTTCTTCACCGGGAGAAAGCTGCTCTTCATTGGCCGTATATTCGCGACGATGAGCACGGATTTCGTCACGAGTACGAAAATCGAGCAATGCATAGAGAATATCCTGTGCATAACGCTGTGGATTGCGCCGAAAGGTACGAAGAGACGGATGGGAAGGCTGTGCCTGCTGCAATAACAGCAGGTCGGCTTTGGCGGCCTCTGCATTGGATAATTCCTCCAAATGCTTTTTCTTTTCTTTGAAATTGTACATGGCCATGTGTATTATGCGGTTTGAATTCGACTTCCGGGAACCTCGACCAAAGTAGAAGAGTCCATAACACGGAAGGTGATAGACGAACCCGCCTTGGCCGTCCATGTGCTACCATCCTCGAGGACAAAGGAAGCACCATCAGCAATCGTAGCCGAATTGTCCATACCTGTCCCGATGAGAGTAATGTAGCGGCCTTTATCGTTAGCCGTCAATCCCGAAACCGCATTAATGGCATAAGTGGCAGCAGTCCCATTGGGTATTTCGTACTGGTTACTAATTGGCTTAATATCCAGGGTAGTACCGCCAGCGGTATGTTTGGTGGCCGGCGCACGCACAATATCACCGATATATTTAGAATACTGGTCAATGGATGTGCGTTCGAAGGTAAAAGTAACGTAACGTCCATCCTTATCATTTTTCGCCTCGTAGGATTTCAGAATCATGGGACGGTCGTAATTACCAAGAATATACCAGTTGTCATCGCCGATTTCGTGGAAAAGGATAATAAACTTATCGCCAGCGTGTTCCTCGATAAAAGTTAGCAACTGGTCGCGCATACCTCCCATAATGACTATAAACTGGTTGGTACCACTCGTAGTGATGTCTCCTTTTTCGCCGGAAGCCAAATAAGTTGGAATATCATGCGCCTCGAAATATTTCATATACTGGCCGGCAAGCATGGGGACAGTGGCAACTTCCCTGTTTGCATTAGGCTTGGGAAATTTGACAGACTGGTCCACCTGCTTTGTATTAATCAGATAGACTTTATAGGCTATATTACTGCCATGGGTGAGACGGTCGGAAACATCATCGACATCACCGATAAGCATCATGGACGCAAGACTTGTACCAAAAAGGCCTGTTGTACATTCGCCCGCATGAGCAGGTTCAGTGAAAATACCACCCAATAAAACGACAGCCAGGATAACAGCCAATGACAAGAAGAAACGCACCTGCATATTGCGAGCATACTGATTTCCTTTACGATAAGGATTGCTGATTTTTTTCGCTTTCATATTTTAATGAATTAATGTTCTTTGAAAAAGAGGCAGACAAAGCAATGCCTGCCTCAGATAAATACAATCTTAATACCTAAAAACTAACACTATGACTATCTTACTCCCGGCACATTGGGCTGAAGCTTGTCGTTGATGGTGCGCACGCCTCCCTCGCATCTTTCCAGCTCAAGGAAATTTCCGGCGGCATTGAGAATCACCATGATATAATCGCCCACTTGGGTAGGTGTATATGCCTTAGTAATGTCTGCAAACTTGCCGGTCTTGGCTATAGTGGAAGCATTGGTGGCTGATGCACATTCAATGATGTACGCTACTCCTTTTTTAGCTCCAGTGATGTCTGTAATGGCAGTGGCCTTGGTATTTTCGATGGTATCGAACCAGAACCCGGTTTTGGCATCCATGACGGTGGCATCCGCCTTGGCCGATACCGACGGTTTATTCATGAAGATCTGTTGGAACTCGTAGTTATTAGCCACCAGTTCATCGTGGGTTTTGAAGCGCAACCCCACAAAAGCGGCTGATGTCCCTTCTTTCCACGTGGACCAAGTCTTGACCATTTCCATATCCTCCTTGACCTTGAGAGACATCATCTCGCCGGGCACATACTCCAAGAACTGAAGGTTGCCCGGAATATCCATGAACATCAAAGGAAGCTGCCCCAAATAAGGGAGCCAAATGATATGAAGGGTGGTATCGGGTACAACATTGGCATAACTATCCGGTCCGGTGAAGTCGGTGTCCTTGCCATACTTGGTGCGACAGTTCTCCAGCCACCAGGAGCGGTGCATCTTATTGAGGTAAATGACATGGCTGTCCAAATCCATATCCTCCGTGCAAGAAGCCTGTACATCCTTTACAAACTCTTTCACCGCATCTAGCATGGTAGTCTCGGTGTAAGAACGGTAAGACTCATCGTCATGAAGCAGCATCTTGTTTTCGCGAGCATAACGAATCAACGTATAAATGATACCTGTGGATGAATTCAGATAATGTGACGGTACACCTTTTTCAGGTGTCGAATAGATGCCACGCATACGGCGTTTGTTCTGTTCCACCTGAGCGGTTTCCAGCGAATTGAGAATGGCAAACTCAATCATGGACCACTTGACGGGGTCAGATCCTTCCTTGTTGAGATAGCCGATATACATACGCTCCAATTTCTTCATCGGACCGAACTTCATCTTGATCATCGCGTCATCGACATGCCCCATCTCGTTTTCGATGCGCATACCACCTTTCCAAACCTCGCCTTCCTGGTACGCTTGAGATACTTCGTCGAAGAATGCATTGAACACCAGGTCGTGGTCCTGAATGCCATAACGTACCGGGAAATATTGAGTAAGGTCTCTTTTTTTAAGCACACGGGCAATCAAAGCATCCTGACGGCGGATAACAAATTGGTCTCCGACCTTGGCGTCTGTAACTCCATCGAAATTGTTGGCAAACTCGCCGGCAGCCAATTTGTCGGCATCGAGCAGATGGTTTTCGTTCAAGAACTCGAAACGCGCAGCCAAAGAACGGGAATAAGACACCAAATCACGATGGAAAGCCGACTCGACATCATCACCGAGCTTATGGCTGGAGAAAGAAGGATTGGCTGCAATCTTGTTCCAACGTTTGTCCATGGAGAAAATGGAATGCTCTATACCGAACAGGTATGCAGCGTTGGTGCCAGGGCCATTGATTCCCAGCGTAGCGACTGCTATATGTTCCGGCGTATCAGGTGCAGCAGTACGCGCCATTATTTCGACTTGACTCTGCAGGTCTGCATTTTCATTGGCAAGCTGCTGTGCTGCATGAGTAACTGTTTGGACAGTAGCCGGCTGCTGCGCAGAGGAAGTATCCGAACCAGCTTGCTGCTCTGGAACAAGAATGGCCTGCAAGAGGTTGAGTTCCTCCTGGCTCATGGTAGCCTGTTCCTGTTGCCGGGCCGCTTCTTCGGCTGCCATATCATCACGAAGATTAGCCTGAAATTCATGATTGTAAGAATCTACAATGGAACTCCAATCCTCGTGGGTGAGTGAATTGTTTTTCACTTTATCGGTCAATCCAAGTTTCTGAATTACCGACATCAATTTCTCTTTCAAATTCATGTGGTATGAGTATTAAGTGTTTAAATAGTTAAGAGCACGTTTCCGCATATCCTCACCGGCAGTCCACTTGCGGGACTCTTTATCCGCATAGAGAATGGCATCCGGGAAGGTAAGCATACCATCGGCAAGGTGATTTTGGATGGCATGAGAGCTGTCGAATGATTCACCTTGAAAGATAGGAGAGTCATCCGGTATATCTTTCAGTGCCGTCCGAACGGCACGCACTTCATCGATGAACTGACGGCATAACGGGTCGAGAATCTCCGTCTTGTATTGTTCCGGATGTCCGGAAAGCAAATCACGTTCCCGCTTGTTCTTGAGCGGAGAAAGGGTGGAGTATTCCTCTATCTCCTTTATTCCGAGCTTGGCATAATATCCACTGAAATCAAGAGTGGACACCATGGTACCGATACTTCCAATGATATCGTTTTGGGTCAGCGCATAAACCACATTGCCATGACAAGCGATGTAGTAAGCCGCCGATGCCGCATATTTTTCGACTAAAACAACAATCGGCTTGGAAAGCGAACGCATCGTTTCTGACAAGCGGTCCATGTACCAGGCTTGGCCACCAGGAGAAGATACATGAAGGAAATGGCATCCGATGGACGGATTATGCTCCGCTTGTAATAAATCACGCTCGAACTGTTTGGTGGAGAAATGCCAACGACTTTCGGCTGTGATGAAACCAAAAATCCGATGGTATGCGATGGATGATTCAGGCAGTGTTTCATCATCGAAGGAATCGGTGAGGTTCACTTCCTGCAATTGGGAGGAAGCTGCCATCTCTTTTTTCAATATGGCCAATGCTTTTGCAGCTTCCTCCTTGTAGGTGGGCGGGTCGTCATCAAAAAAGAAAGCACCCGGAACTGCTTCCGCATGAACCATAGGAAACACGTCCACCAGTAATGCAGCATAGGCTTCTTTCGTGATGAGCAATCTTCTATCGGATAATAAAATATGTCGAAGGAAAGTTCTTTTCATTGTGTATCTTTTGAGCGAAGATACACAAGCGAAAAGAGGAAAAGAAGGACGCTAAATGGGGGAATGAAGCATGTTGCATTTAACAATCAATTTGGAACGGTTGAGATGTGGGCAAATGAAAACCCGAGCAGGAATGGAAACACTACCGATTAAAATGTAGTCGTCGCCAGCTTTATATAGCACAATAGCACTCGTAGGGTTAGCCAATACCTTCACATCCGGATTATCAATGATGTGTTCCTGGTCACAATTGTATAATATTCCCCCGCTTGTTTCGGATTGTCGCGGCTCTAATACAAATTGGTCTGCATGGAACACGTGGCCGACTTCCAAAATCTCGGCTGCGGTTCCCGAATAATTATCAGGGAGAAGTGATAATGGGACAACTCTGATGACTTGAGAAAATTCTTTCATTTTGTTAACAGTATAAATAGTTGCAAATCAAGTAGTTCTATATAGATTGCGCGAAAATCCTATCTTTATTGTACGTTTCATCCCCTGATTCGGGACAAAACAGACAGTTTGGTCGGAGGATTTTCAGCATTTATTTAACTTCCTTTTATACTCACGACGTCTTTCACGTTGGCGGACCTTTTCGCGCCAACGATAGTAGTTCTTGAGCAGAGCATCCTCGGAGATGGAATCAATACCATAGCAGCACATGAATTGATGAACTACATCTATATTGTCCATGAGGTGCCCATTCTGCATATTCTCATCCAATTTTTGATGGAGCTCCAAATTGAACAAACGGGAAACGGCATCTTCGATTATCTTTTGAGATCGAGGAGCCAAATAGTTGTAATAAGCAGGATCCTTGCCTATGCGTCTATCAGGCAAGGCAATGACCAAATTGCCCTTGTCAACAGGACTGGCATTGACCGGGCGTTTGTTCATCAAAGTCCATAAGAGGTGATACAAGTCGTCACTGTCAGGAATTTGGAACGGTTCTTCCGATCCGTTGTTATATTTTCCACGCATGTACTCCGCCAGATATGGAGTCATTGAAATAGTTGTTGTAATCATGGTTATTCTACCTTTATTGTTTTTGAAATAGCTTTTTTGTTTTTTTCGTTACCAACCGACCTACCGTCCAACAGAGGTGGTATATACTTACCTAAAGTACAAACAATTAATGAATTAGCAAAATAATAACAGTATAAAAAGCTGTTGGATGCCTTCCTACACGACCTACAAAGGGCGGTTTTAACCATTTTTGTAGGTCGGTGAAAAGGAAAATCGAAAAAACAGAAAAACAGGCCAAAACCTACACAACCTACACCGTCCAACAAACCAACCCATGTAGGATATATATATACTTTATGAGAAAAATATAATATACTATCCTACAGGCTTTTATAAATTTCTTGTTTTTGAAATGTTGGACTGTAGGTCGGTAGGTCGCTACTTTTGAAAGATTTCCTTTCAAAATGTGTGTGTGAAGGTTGTTCTTTCAAACTTAGGGGGTCCGGGGGATTTGGAGAGGGGAAAAAAGAATAAGGTGTGTCTGAATATTTTATTCGCGACACACCTTATTATAAAAAATAGATAATAGTACATTCAGCCTATCGGCTGAATGTATTCGATAAATGCCCAGCTAATGACCCATCAGCAAGAGATACTTAAGGCACCGACTTTCCTCGAAATGTCTTGAAGCGCCTCATTCAGTACAGCAATCTCCTCGCGAGTAAAACTGGCCACCTTGCCATTGACTTTATTGCCGTTGAGACGTTGATAGAACCATGAAGCAGATTTGCCAAAATAGTGTTTAGCCAAATATGAGACAGAAAGAATAGGCAATACTTCCTGCATCTGCCGACGCACCAACTGTTCCTCTATGTCGGCGATATCCTTGTGGATGCGGGCAAAGTCTTTCTGTACACCTTCTTCCAATAAAGCATCATCTTCCGGAGATAAATCAGCCATCAAAGAAGCTATCTCTTTGTCTATCTCTGCTCTTTGGGACTCATTGCCTTTTTTCCATTGCTCTTTCAGCTCGAAGAAACGTTTCACTTTATCCATAATGCACACATTTAATATTTCGTTTTGAAAAGGGGAATACCGCCCTCGTGGCCTTTGAGGGCGGTTTCCCTTTCTAGCTTACTGCAGATGTCTCAAAAAATCGTTCAGGCGTTTGATTTCGTCCTCCAACCGTTGAATTTCCGCATCAACTACCGCTTTCATGCCTTTGCTTCTGGAAGCTAATTCATGATAATAGCGGAGATAAAAGATAAGATCATCTTCTTTTTCTTTTATCCGAGCCTTTAGCTCTTCGTCATTACTCATTGAGATCTCTTGTCTTAATGACAGCGCAAAAATAATATTTTTATTATTGCCCTGCAAATATTTGAATAACATTTTTATTATTACCTTCATATAATCGTTTTAGAATGGCAATGGTTCCTCTTCTTGCGACTGTTTTGTCTCGGCTGCAGGCGTACGCTGCAGGTCGATATCATACAGTTGCCGGAATATATCATAATTCAGAGCGATACAAGACGAGTTCGTTTCTTGCTTTTCCCTCTTTTTGACCATTGTGTTATCCACGGAGACAGTTCCAGGAATATCTGTGATACTGCCGTCCTCTATTCCACCCCTAGGCACTTCGACCGTAGCGTACCAAGTGAATCGTTTCGAATTGACAAGCCCCAAATATGCCGGATTGGAACGCAGGTTCTGCTCGATGGTGGACTGGGTGGATGCTTCGCTGTTGTAAGAACTGCGTGCATACTGGGTATAAATGTTGCTCAAGCGGAGGAACAATACCTTCGTGTCTGTCGACAAAGGAAGTTCCTGTCTCTCGCCTCCGGGTGCCTTGATTGTAATCTTGCCGGGAGTGGAAATTTGAAAGTCCCTGCCTTCAATCAGTGCCTGGGTGTCTATCATCACATCCATAGCCTTGAAGAATGTGGCCAACTTATCAGTCTTACTGATGAGTTCGACCTGAAAACGAATCTTGTCACAAGCTATTTTAAAAAACTCCTGATATGTGAAAGGGAGTTTCAGACTTGTGTATTCTTCAATGAGACGGCACGTTGCCAGGAACAGACTGGCTGTTTTCATCAAACGGTCAATCTCACCGCTATTGGCCAGCCGGTGCTTTATTTCCTTGTAACATTCTTGCTTCAGGTCCCGGAACTTATCCATAACCAATGTGCGGATTTGAAGTATTTCTACCAAAACATTTGACAGTCCATTCTCTTCGATTTCCTTTAACTGATTGAAAATGTCGATTTCTTCCTGAGTGCGTTCGGTAGGAGGCTTGGGCACTTCGCATACAATGATACGAGACATCAAGGCATTATCATCCCGTTGGGGAGTTTCCTGGCCGCAAATGATAACCGGCGCATATACTTTATCGTTCTCGATTTCTTTCCCGGACGTTCCTTTTCTCTTCTGACGGCCGTCACCATCGTAAACAATCCCTTTTAATGCCTGGAACTTTATGTCGGAAATATCCTTGTTGTTATACTCGTCGAGCACCACCGGCACATCGCGGAATGTCCCCATCAGCGTGGACATGGCGGCATCGGTACCGATATTGAGATTGAAAATAGGCACTTTGGGAGAAATGAAGAGTGAACGGATAGATATTGCTATCTGTGTCTTTCCGGAGGACATCGGCCCCATGAAAAACGGAGCAGTAAACAAACGGTCAATACAATGGATATTGCTTCGGAAGGCACACATAATGGCAAAGAGAATGGCCCACTTTCCATTATCGTTAATCTTATACACCCGATTCATGAGCGATGCCCACTGGGAAAACGAGCATTGCTTTTCCGGAGCAATATCTTTATAGAAGAGCTGGGATATCAGCTCGTATTTGTCCTGTTTGCCGCTGCCGGCATAGATATTGGAAAATGCCGGAAGATAATAGTTCTTCTTATTGTGAGTAACAACTCCTAATTCGTTCACCGGGGAGAACTGAAACCTACCTTCTTCCTGATGGTAGATGCCATTGGCAAAAGCGAAGAACATATTATCCTCTTTCCGGGAAGAACCGTCCTGCTGCTGATTGCCATAGACCTTGACTTCGGAACAGGTGACAAAATTACGGCTCATCCACTCTTTTATTTTGGTCCAGTGTTTTTCTTCGCCATCAGTAAAGTTGACCGCCTCCAACATAATCAAGCGTTCTTCAATGGTGGACTTTTTCAAGAGTGCCTTGGAATTGACTTCGATATATAACGGATTCTTATAGTATCGGCGATTGATTTTCAAGACACGCTTGTTTTGCTCATCATCATCCGACTGGATATGTAGCAGCGGCTCCATGAAGAAATCACCGACCAAGGTATGTCCCTTGTTATCGTTGTTACGAAAGATGTAACAGACTGGTACGCCTTCTTTATTCAGTTTGGGGTAGAACCGGCACTCATTATACATCTTCTTATACATAGGCTCTTCCTCGACATAATCCGGCAGCGTGTCCGGATCATAATAATCGTCATCATCATTGCGCTGCGCATTGATGGCCATGCGCGATTTTCGTTTAGCCAAATATGGCTTCAATATTTCCTGCAGCTGCGCTTTAGTCAACTCCAGCCACTTGGTGTATTGGGAGAGATTGACGATGCGGACAGAATCGTCGGCATAAGATATCAGTTCCGCACACCGCTGAATATATGGAGTGTAATCGTAAGGGTGGTAGTTCTTGAAAAACTGATTGTACTTGAACAAATAAAAATTGATGAACGTCCATGTTGTTTCCTGCTTTTCGGGCCGGTAATAATCATCCCCTTCTTCGCTCTGTTGGTCATCCGGCTGGTCATCTGAAGCCACCGTTACGGCTATATCCTGAATGCCATTCCGAAAGCAGACCGCCATGGCTTGCATCAATGGCGATTCTTCGCCTTGGCGGTTTACATGAATGGCTGCAGACTCTACATCAATGTGCTGAACGATACGACGCAATTCCTGAATATCTTGGAGGCTTAGCCGTTCGTGGATGTATAATTGCGGAATGTCGCCATACCTATCAAGAAATTCCGAAAAATCGTCCGTTATATGTACGCTACCGCTATCGCGCATCATGTCCGGGAGAATGTCCAAACCATAAATGCCCGGTTTCATTTCTGCGGTATCCTTGGGAGCCGGAGGAAGGTTGCGGACGATATCCTCTATTTTTCGGCTTACCAGCAATGAATCCATGGCGAAACACTCGGCCAAGGTATGGGCATAACTGTAGCGCAAGGTCTCGGATGGCACGCAAGATACAAGGTTGCACAAAAGCCCCAACCGGCTTTCCTTCTCCACAGGGTCATTGATCTTTTGCGGATTGAAGACTTTACAGAAATAAGTCACAAAATCCAGAGTGTGATTGCGGAGCCAAACCGCTGTCTCACCCTTGAGTTCCGTAGCAAGGTTATCGGGATCCTTTCCATCAGGAAGCATGATGCAGCTAACATTCATTTCCTGGCGTAGCATGGCCTCGCAGTTTTTTAACGAGGCTTCCACACCGGCTTTATCCGCATCGTACACCAAAGTTATTTTGGATGTAAAACGATGTATCAGTTTTATCTGCTGTTCGGTCAGTGCAGTTCCTGATCCGGCAATAACATTGCAAACACCCGCAGCATACATGGAAATTACATCAAACTGACCTTCCACAAGATAAGCATTATCAAACTTAGTGATAAACTTTTTAGCCTGGTACAATCCAAAGACGTTGTTACCCTTAGTGAATAGGGGGGTGTTACCTGTATTGACATACTTTCCCGTGTTATCTTTAGGTACAATGTATCTTCCGGAAAAACCAATCACCCTTCCTTGCATATCTAGAAAAGGGAACATCAATCGGTCTTGAAAGACATCATAAGTATTGTATTTACCTTGTGCCAGGACATTCACATCCTTCAGCAGTTCCGCAGAGTATCCTTTTGCGGGGAGTTGCTTCGAAGCCATATTGCCTTCGGGAGCATATCCCACACGGAAGGTCGCCAGAACATTATCGCCCGGAGCATATCCACGCTTTTCCAAATAGGATTTTGTTTCCGGCAAGCGCGACTGGAAAAAAGTTGCAGAAGCTTCGATGGCAATACGCATGGCGTCCATCCGTTGTGCTTTCTGCACTTCCTCCAAAGTCTGTTCCGTAATCTCAATTTGAATTCCAGCCCTTTGCGCGCACCAGCGGACCGCTTCGGTAAAGGTCATCTGCTCGTACTGTTGGAGAAATTCAAACACATCTCCACCGGCACCACAAACGAAGCACTTGTACGTTTGCTTGTTAGGGTTGACGCGCATTGACGGATGACGGTCGTCATGAAAGGGGCAGATTCCGACAAAGCCGGAACCTTTCCGCTGTAATGACAGGAAAGAAGAAATTACATCAACGATATCAGTCGCTTCTTTTACCTGCTGTATCTGTATAGGGTCAATTTTGCTCATTTCCTTCAAATAGATTTAGTTGCCTGGCATTGAATGCTTCCTGAAGGGAAATATTGAAATGTGTGGCAACGGCTAGATATTCATTTTGTGTAATCGGTTTACGGCCATAATACAAGTCCCACCAACGGATCTGGTTTATTCCTACAGCCTTGAAGAAAGCTTTGGTAGGGTTAAAGTATTCCGGATGGCCGAATTTCATTTTCAGGATTTCCTGTACCAAATTACGCTTGACAGTCTGTCCGATGACAATGCGATTCCGATGCAGGAACAACTGTACGGCCAGCTCACTACGATTTACCCGTTTTGCCAACTCGGCCAATGTCATCTTTCCGGCATTGTCGATTACAAATTGCTTTTCTTCTGGTTTCCAACTTCCATTGTTCATAATTCGATTCCATTTTTTTAATTTTAGTGTAATCATCGGAAAACATCACTTCCGGGTGTTCCTGAATGTACAGGCATCCGATTTTTATGAAAAGTTCCTGCTTGTCCGGAGGTACATCCTTTTCTATATTATAGTGCTTTCCCGGTTTCAGGATCTCGAGTGCATGGTAGACTTTTTCTTCGTAATCCATGTATTCCCGAAATCCCATGGAACGTATGTAGTCCACCATCCACTCTTTGGTGTCGTTGTCCGGGAGACGGTATTTGCTTAAATCGGTCATGGCCAGTCCTTTTATATTGATTTAATCATCTTTGATTTCCAATTGAGGTGTAAGTATTAGTCCTAGCAACACCCATAAATTTTTGGTACACCACAAGGAAAAACCTATTAGTGAAAAGAAGGCGATGTAGATTAATGCAATACTTAAATATTTCATTTTTCAATTATTAAATGAGAGACTATATGCTTCAATTGATTCGGTAAGTACGCGATGCCATAACTCGACATCGCAGTCCTCACACTCTACCAAGACATCGACCTGAACATCGCCGTTATAATCTTTTTCTCGCTTGCCTGTTGTTATATGAATAGGTAGATTATCCTCGTGTACTCTATTAATCAGCAGAGAAAGTATAGGATTAATCATTGTATATTTCGTTATCATATCATTACCTGTTTATTGTTTTTTGACTGTCGATTTTAATGGCCATTTGCTTGCCCTTGTCGCGCTTGTCTACTGAGATGTCAGGATTAGACGCATAGCGTACCAATGCTTCAGTAAGTACATAAGCTTCGGAGGAAGTCATCTCCATCATGGAAATCATTCCTTGTGCATCTTTATCTACATACATCTTCTACCTCCTTCCTTTGTCGGTCGGCATAGACCGTGGATAATGGCAAATCATATTGGCGATATCGCTTTGCGGAATAGGCCGAGTAGCAATGCCCAGCATCATTCCAACGAACTTTCCTCCGCTTTACAACATTCTGACGATTGCCGTTCACAGTCCTTTTTTTAACGATAGGGACAAATCCTTCCGCATAACGTACATAAGGCTGGCCACCGAGATGAATCCGGAAGAGCGTATATCCGCAAATGGATGCAGCTTCTTCAAAGATTCCAATACTAAATGTTCCTTTCATCATATTTAATCGATTATAGATTCTTCTATTCTATGCCCCCTATGTCTAAGCCTACGTCCACGATATATCGTATCACAGTCCATGAATATAGAAGAGGCAAAAACCAACAAGAGAACTGACGCATAAACTTGCCTCCGGATGGGAGACAAATCGAAGCTGATGTTGAAATGGGTACAAAACCAATAAGCCGACAATTCATTGACTTTGTTCAGTCTAAGCTTTTGCTTTATTCTGCGAATATGATTATCAACTGTGTTTTGACTTATCTTCAGGAAATGGGCAACCTCTTTTTGAGAGGCTCCCCAGGCCGTTAATTCCAACACCTCCGACTCTCGAGAACTGAGCTTATCTGTGTCCATCTGCAATTTCTGTTATGTCCCAAATTTCATCGGGAGCAATACCATACTCTGAAAATATTTTTTCAATACCTTCTTTAATGTGAGCCGGCATATTCATGAATTTACGTCGGCGGAGATAATAATGCTGCAAGGTTTTACACTCCAAAAAATCTTTCAATTTTTGATTCAATTCACTGTAATCTTCTTTAGATACTTTTCCGCATCCGCGAAGGAATGAGTAGTTTACTTTCTTTGCCATATATTTTTGGTTTTAAGATTGTTCTTATAGTGTTTTTTCGCTATTGTTTCGTGTGTGTCTTTTTTATACATTTGAAACATCAACGATATTAATACAGTGCAAAGATGAAATAATTATTTCAAAATATGAAATATAATATGGAAAATTTTGAAACTAAATTTCA